GGAAAACGGTGCCCCAGTTGCGTTTTCCGGCGCGCACTTTTTGGGGCCTAGCACGCCCGGGCCGTTGGTGATTCAGGCGAGCGCACCGAAGCGCGGCAACCAACGTCACCCGAAATTAGTGAAAGAGAATTGCGACACGTGCCCAACGTGCGGCGGTGTTGTGAAGCTTCACCGTGTGCTTGTGGATTTGAACCACAACTTGATTTCGTATCAAGGACTGCAATGGAGTGTGCCGCCGCGATTGGCGGAATTCGTTTTTTGTTTGATGGGAGCTTATCCCGATGCGTTGCCTGATCGTGAAATGAAATTGAAGATATGGGGCCGCGATAATTTGAAACACGTTTCCGATTTGACGTTGCTTGCGCATAGCGCGCGGATGATGTTTCGACCGTTCGGCAGTGACGTTCAGCGTGACCGGCTGGCGGGCTACAGATTAGTTTTAGTTGCGCACCACTTAAAGCGGTGATGCTTCGCCATTCACAAGGTGGACGCCATTGCGTTTCTTGGTGATGCGGTGGCCGTCAGTGATGGCTTGCATGGCCAAGAGAATGTAGCCGGGCGCGCGTGACGGTTCGGCTTCCCAAGAAATCATTGCGGTGCGGCTGCACATCAACAAACCGGCGGCTTCGCGCGTGGTGAAGCCGTGTTCGGTGCGCCATTCTTTGACGGGATTGCGTGCGGTCATGGGTCGAATCCATACCAAGGCCGGGCCACGGTTGCAAACCAAACCGGAATTTTCTAGGGTCGCGGTCAGGCAAGGCACAAAAAGGCGTGGCGGGGTCAGGTCGGGACTGGATCGGCATGGCAGGCAATTCTAATTCAGGGCGGCGCGGCCAATCGGCCGCACTGAAAATATTGAAAGGCAATCCCGGCAACCGGAAAATAAAACCCGACCCGGAAGTGCCGGTGATGCCACCGGCGGCCATCACCGAAGTGCCGGAATTCCTGACACAGCCGCGCGAGCGGCTTTTGTATAGCCGCATCATCGCGGACTACCAACACCGCAGGATCGCGCGGCCAGCGGATGTGCACGCATATGCGAGGTGGGCGGTTTATTTGAATCGTTGGATGGCGGCGAAAGAATATCTTGATGGCAAGGCGGCGTTCTATTCGTCAACCAAGATCGAAGCCACACGCTACCTTCCCGCGCCCGCCTTCGTTGACATGCTGAAATTGGAAACCGTGATTGGCCAACTGGAAAGCAAGCTTGGCTTGACGCCGGTTGCCCGTCATCAAATCATTCGCGGCTTGGCTGCGATGCCCGCAGACTTCGGCGGCACCACGCCGCATGAACACGTGGGTGAAGTCAAAGAACCGAAGCGGGCCGTGACCGAATCACCCATCGGATATGGGCGGATGAATTGAGCACGTGGCCGAACAAACGCCGCAGTGGGTCAAGGCACTTTCCCGCGATCCTTTGCACCGGTGGCTAGCATCGGAATGGAAGCGTGCGGCTTCCAACGAAGGTGCCCGGTTTGATGAACGCACGGCGGAACGTGCGGTTGAATTCTTCCCCAAGTTTTTGCGGCTGACCACCGGGCGTTGGACTAACCGGCCGTTTACGCTTGCGCCGTGGCAAGCGGCAATTGTGCGGATGTTGTTCGGGTGGAAGCGAGCCGATGGCTTGCGGTTGTTTCGCCGCGTCATCGTTTGGGTGGCGCGCAAAAATGGCAAATCGGAATTTGCCGCCGGGTTGATGTTGCTGGCGTTAATGTTTGACGGCGAGTTGGGTGGCGAAGCTTATTGCATCGCGGCGACCGAACGGCAGGCGCGCATTGTTTTTGATCGCGCCACCAAGATGGTTCAGTTGTCGCCAACGCTGGTCAATGAATACGGCGAGTCGATTTTCGAAACAATGAAGACATCTATTTTTTGCACGCCGCTTGGCGCGGTGGTGCGACCACTGACCGGCAAGGCGCAAGGCAAACACGGCTTGTCATGCTCCATCTTGGTTGGTGACGAAATGCACGAATGGAAAGATGGCGACCTTTACGAATTCGTCCACCAATCCGAATTGTCGCGTGACCAGCCGTTGGAAATATTAATCAGCACGGCTGGCCAAGCGCGCAAGTCACACGGGTGGGTGTTGTGGGAAGAGTCGCAAAAGATTGCGGATGGCACCTTTGATGTGCCCGCCACCTTGGTGGTGACCTATGCACCCGAACCCGGTGACGATTGGCGCGACCCGGAAACATGGGCGAAGGCGAACCCCAACCTTGGGAATTCGGTGAAGCTTGAAGACTTGCAAGACGAATTCAACAAGGCGATGAACTCGCCGCGCGTTGAAACGAATTTCAAAAGATATCATTGCGACCTTTGGGTTGGCCAAGATGAGCGGTGGTTGTCATCCGATGCGTGGCGCGAAGGATCGGGCAAGCCAACACTTTCAAAGGACGCGCGATGGCGAAGCTTCGCACGCGAGTTGAAGGGTCGCGAATGTTTTGGTGCACTGGATTTGTCGAGTGTTGGTGACATCACTTGCTTGCTTTGGTTATTCCCACCGCCGCCAGGTACGGGTGAAAAATGGTTGGCTTTGCCGCGTTTTTGGGTGCCGACCGACAACATTGAAAAGCGTTCACGTCAGGATCGTGTGCCCTATGACGTGTGGCGTGACCGTGGCGCGATTGAACCAACGATTGGCAACGTGGTGGACTATGATGTTGTGATTGCCGCCGTGCACGAAGGACTCGAGTCTTTCGCGGTTCAGCGCATCGGCTATGACCCATACAACGCAACCGCGACCGTGAACACGTTGACGCGCGATGGCGTGCCCATGATGTTGATGCGGCAGGGTGTGCAGACTCTTAGCGGCGCATCGAAGCAATTAGAACGATTGATTTTGTGTGGCCAAGTTGATGCTGGCGGGCACCCGGTGCTTGATTGGATGGTGGCCAACGTTGCCAAATACGAAGACAACAATGGAAACATCAAGCCGGACAAGGCAAAATCATCGGAGAAAATAGACGGGGTTAGTTGCTTGGTGATGGCGGTGGGTTTGGCCGAGGCCGAATCGGAAAAAGAATACCAAGTAATCGTTATTTAACGGGCACTTTTGAAGGGTGGCACAATGAAAATGCATCGCGCCTATTCAATGCTTGAAGTCAAGGCGGTTGATGCCGACCAACGAATCATCACCGGAATTGCCACCACCCCGTCACCTGACCGCATGGGTGACATTGTTGAACCACTAGGTGTTGAATTCAAGAATCCCATGCCGTTGCTGTGGCAGCACCGGTCAGGCGAGCCGGTTGGCACCGTCAAGTTTTCGAAGCCGACAAAAAACGGAATTCAGTTTGAAGCGCGAATGCCCACGGTCAATGAGCCGGGCAAACTCAAAGAACGAATCGATGAAGCTTGGCAATCGGTGAAGATTGGATTGGTGCGCGCGGTGTCGATTGGATTCCGCGCCATTGAAATGTCATTCATGAAGGACGGCGGAATCCACTATCTGAAATCCGAAGTTCTGGAATTGTCGCTTGTGACAATCCCCGCGCAAGCGGATGCGCAAATTGAAAGCATCAAGGCAATTGACCTTCCGTTGCTGGCCGCGTCAGGCATTGAAACGGAAGAACGACCAACACCCGGCGTCACGGGCAAACCAGTTCCAGCGAAAGGCAAACCCAAAATGAAGACGATTGCGGAACGCATCGCGGATGCGGAAGCGAAGCGCGCGGCCAATGTTGCGCGAATGAATGCAATTCTTGAGGAAGCCGAAGGCGTCACGCTTGACATGGCGCAAAAGGAAGAGTCGTCAATCCTTCAAAGCGAAGTGGAAGAAATTGATGACTTGCTTGTGCGGCTTCGCAAGCTTGATGACTTGAACAAAAAGGCGGCGGTGCCAGCCGTTCGCCAACCGGCGGCGGTTGACGGTGGCGCACCGGCGGCGGCGAGTGCCGCGCGATCCGGGCTTGTGGTTGTTCGCCAACCGAAACTTCCGCTAGGCACCGCCTTCGTGCGCATGGTGTGCGCGCTTGCCGCCAGCAAGGGCAACCGCTTTGAAGCGGTGCAGTTCGCGGAACGGTGGAAGGACTCCACGCCGGAAGTGGCGAATGTGCTGCGGATTCCCCACGACCAAATCGAACGTTTCGAAGTCATCGAAAAGGCACCGGTGTTGCCGGGCACCACAACGGGCAGCACGTGGGCTGAACCGCTTGTGCAATATCAGAACATGGCAGGCGAGTTCATTGAATTCTTGCGGCCGCAAACCGTCATCGGCCGCATTGAAGGCTTCCGGCGCGTGCCGTTCAAGATCAAGGTGCCGCGTCAAACCGCCGGTGCCGTGGTCAATTGGGTTGGCGAAGCCAAGCCGAAGCCGTTGTCCAGCCTTGCGTTGGACTCCATCACGCTGGATTTCTTCAAGATCGCGGGAATCATTCCGCTTTCGGAAGAATTGGTGCGGTTCAGTTCGCCATCGGCGGAAGCGTTGGTGCGTGCTGACCTTGCAGCGGCGATTTCGCAATTCATGGATTCGGAATTTCTTGACCCGGCCAAGGCGGAAGTGGCGGGCGTGTCACCGGCATCCATCACCAATGGCGTGGCGGCAATCCCGGCGAGCGGCACCAACTATGCCGCCTTCGTGACTGACGTAAAAACGTTGTTCAACACTTACCTTGCGGGCAACGTTCCGATCAGTGGCGGTGCATGGATCATGAAGCAAGGCCGCGCGCTTTCGCTTTCGTTGATGCAAAATCCGCTTGGCGCATCGCAGTTCCCGGGCCTTGGCCTTGGTGGCGGCACGTTGCTTGGCTTCCCGGTCATCACTTCGGAAGCCGTGCCCAGCACCGGCGGTTCACCGGGCGGCGGTGATCTTATTATCTTCCTGATTCCACAGGAAGTGATGTTGGCTGACGAAGGCGGCGTGACGATTGATCTAAGCCGCGAGGCTTCGTTGCAAATGGACACCGCGCCGGACAACCCGGCAACGGCAACCACCGTGATGATTTCGCTTTGGCAGCACAACTTGGTCGGCATCAAAGCGGAACGTTTCATCAACTGGAAGAAACGCCGCGCATCGGCCGTGCAATACATTAGCGGCGCGAAGTACGGCTAAGGCGTTCCCCAACTTGGCGGGCGTTGGTGCTGACGGCCAACGCCCGTTTTTTACAATGGAGTCGATGATGCAAGTGGTGGCGTTGCACAGTGTTTCCTATGACATGATCGAACGCCGCGAAGGCGAGCGATTTGAAATGCAAGATGACCACGTGTTCCCGTTCGAACAATTCGGGCACGTGAAGCGAGTTGATGTGACGGCCGATGAAGTGCCGGAAACCAAAGGCCGCAAGCGCGCGAAGGAATAGCACGGGTGCGCATTTTCGGATTCGAAGTCATCAAGGCCGGGAATAATATTGTTCCAACGCAACCGCATGATCGTGGCAATTGGTGGTGGCCCACCGGCCCGACCGTGCATGAACCGTTCACCGGCGCGTGGCAAAGGAATTTAGAACTTAGGCCGGAAACCGCGTTGGCGTTTGGTGCGGTTTATTCGTGCGTCACGTTGATTTCGAACGACATCGCCAAGCTAGGCTTGCGCATCGTTGAACAAGATGACGATGGCATATGGACTCCAAAGGAAGTTGCGGCGTTCTCGCCGGTCATCCGCAAGCCGAACCGCTATCAAACCCGCATCAAGTTTGTTGAAAACTGGATGACTTCGAAGCTGGTCACCGGCAACACGTATGTTTTGAAAGAACGCGATGCGCGCGGCGTGGTGCGGGCCATGTATATCCTCGATCCGAACCGGGCGAAGTGTTTGGTGGCACCGGATGGTTCGGTTTATTACGAGTTGCGCACCGACAACTTGGCGGGCCTGCCCGATCAGGTGACGGTGCCCGCAAGCGAAATCATCCACGACTCGATGAATTGCCTTTATCATCCGTTGTGCGGTGTGTCGCCAATCTTTGCGTGCGCGAACGCGGCGTTGCAAGGTTTGAACATTCAGCGCAACTCGCAACAATTCTTTCAGAACGGTTCGAACCCGGGCGGCATCATCACCGCGCCCGGCAAGATTGCCGACACGCAAGCGCAACGCATCAAGGATTATTGGGAAACCAACTACACCGGCAGCAATGTCGGTAAAGTTGCGGTGCTTGGCGATGGCATGACCTATGCCACCGTGGCGGTATCGGCCGAAGACTCGCAATTGATTGACCAATTGAAGTGGTCGGCGGAAAACGTGTGCACCGCGTTTCATGTGCCGCCATACAAGATTGGCGTTGGCACGTTGCCGCAAGTGAACAACGTGGAAGCGTTGAACCAAGAATATTATTCGCAGGCACTTCAAATTCACATCGAGTCAATCGAATTGCATTTGGATGAAGGCTTAGGGTTGGCCGAAGCCAACCAAGAACTTGGCACCGAATTTGACCTGAACGATTTGTTGCGGATGGATACCGCCACCAAGGCGCGCACGTGGGGCGAGTTGGTGAAGATGGCGATTGCGTCACCCAATGAAGCGCGCTTCGTGTTCAACCTTCCGCCGGTCAAGGGTGGCGAAACGCCATTGGCACAACAACAAAACTTTTCGCTTGAAGCGTTGGCGAAGCGTGACGCGAAAGATGACCCGTTTGCCACCACGCCAGCACCGGCACCGGCGGGTGACAAGCCGAAGCCGGAAGACGAAGACGAAGACGAAGATGAAGGCGAAGACGCGGTTGCGAGCGAACGCGACATTGCACTAATCGCCCATGCCGCCCACGAATTGAAGTTGCGTTTGATGTGGCCGGGAAATTTCCAATGATGAAACAATCGGCATTGACGGCACTTGTGGCGGCGTTCGCGCCGGTGATTGCCGACCACATCCACCGAATGGTTGACCCCATCTTGGCAAGGTTGGAGGCGGTGGAGCGGCGGCCCGCGCCGGAACGCGGCGACCCCGGGGAACCCGGCGAGCGTGGCTTGCCCGGCGAACCCGGCCAGCCGGGCAAGGACGGCTTAAACGGCGAGCAAGGGCCGGAAGGGCCACCCGGCCCGGTTGGCGCAATGGGTGAACCCGGCCCGGCGGGTGCGGATGGTTCTAAGGGCGATATTGGCCCGGCCGGTGAACCCGGAAACCCCGGGCTTGACGGTAGCGATGGCCAGCCCGGCCGGGATGGCCTGCCCGGCGTTCCCGGCCGGGACGGTTCCCCGGGTGTGAACGGCAAGGATGGCGAGCCGGGCGCGCCCGGCGCGGACGGCTTCGGCTTCGATGACATGCGGATGGAATATGATGGCGAACGCGCGTTCACCTTCGTGTTCGAACGCGGCGAGCAAGTGAAAAAGTTCCT